CGCTAGTAGCGCTTGTAGCCATTGAGTAGCTATATACGCTAATAACAAAGTTTGCTGCGCTAGCAGAAACGTTACGATAGAAATCGAATTCCCACAAACCAGCTGGAATTTCAACTAAGCCTGGTTCCCCAATTGGTGTTAAGTACCAACCGTAAGCGCTTGGGCTACCTGGACCTGCTGTGGTAGAGTTAAGAGCTAATGCGTCATCGTTTACGTCTGTACCACCACCGCCTGGCACTAACGACATTACTTCAAATACTGTTGGGTTTTGATCGCTTGTTACTTCTTGTAGGTAGTATGTTCTACCGTAAATGGATGCACCAGTACCACCAGAGATACCAGACCAACCACTAATACCACTGAAACCGCTTATACCGGTAAAGCCAGACCAACCGCTAATACCTGAGAAACCAGATATACCTGTAAAGCCAGAGTAACCAGAAATACCACTGAAACCACTGATACCGCTAAAGCCTGAGATACCAGAGAAGCCAGAGTAACCGGAAATACCAGTAAAGCCTGACCAACCCGAGATACCACTAAAGCCGCTAATACCACTGAAACCAGATATACCGGTAAAGCCTGAATAACCAGACCAGCCACTAATACCGCTGAAACCAGAAATACCTGTAAAGCCTGACCAACCTGAGATACCAGAAAAGCCTGAAATACCTGAAAAGCCAGAATAGCCGGACCAGCCACTAATACCGCTGAAACCGCTAATACCTGTAAAACCGCTAATACCGCTGAAGCCCGAATAACCGGACCAGCCAGAAATACCACTAAAACCACTTATACCGGTAAAGCCGGAGTAACCGCTAATACCTGTAAAGCCAGAGTAACCAGAAATACCAGTAAAGCCGGACCAACCAGAAATACCGCTGAAACCGCTAATACCTGTAAAGCCTGAAAAACCGGTATAACCAGAATAACCTGTAAAGCCTGAATAACCAGACCAACCGCTAATACCTGAGAAACCGGAGTAACCAGAAATACCTGTAAAGCCAGACCAACCACTGATACCTGAGAAACCGCTAATACCTGTAAAGCCAGAGTAACCAGAAATACCTGTGAAACCGCTTATACCGCTAAAGCCGGACCAGCCTGAGATACCACTAAAGCCTGAAATGCCAGAAAAACCACTGTAACCGCTAATACCACTAAAACCGCTTATACCAGTAAAACCTGATATACCAGTATAGCCGGAATAACCGCTAATACCAGAGGCTCCGGAATAACCGCTTGTGCCTGTAGCACCTTGTGCACCTTGTGCACCGTTTTGACCGGAGAAACCTGATTGACCTCTAATTGCTGTGTATACGAAGGAATTTGCCATGGTGGTATATTATTACAGATTACTTATTATTATCGAAATGGTTTTTTAGTTAGTTATTAAACTAAATTCCATCTATTACCATAATATACTACTTCCACCGTTTCGTAAGGAGAAGTAATTTCATCGTATGCATATCCATCAATTGTATCCGGATATGTAGCAGAAATTATAACATAATTGGTAGTACTATTAGCTAATCCTGTCATATCTTTAATAGAATATGCTTTACCGTTAAAGCCTCTTGGTAATGTAATAGTAGATATACCATTATATTCTACACCAATATAATAATCCGTGGAAGCTGGTGTATAATATTGATTAGTAACGCCTATTACGTTTACAGAACCACCTAATGCTGAATCGTTTGTATTTAATATACCACGTTCATTAACAACAACACCAACATTAGTACTTACCGCTCTTAATATTGGTTTGGAAACTGTACCTACTGCGCTCGGGGAATATGTTGCAAGTGCGCCCGCAACTGTATCAGACAAGAAATAACATTCTCCCGGATTAAGTGTAACAGTATTGTCAAAAGTAATTAAACCGTTATATACTATATAGAAGTTGTAACCAGTTGAATATTGTATAACGCCTGTTGCTTCAGCATCTTTAGCGTTGTCTGCTTGAGCTAGTACCCAACCACCACCTGCGTTATCAAGTCTTACAACTTGACCAGCACTAAACATATTACTATATGTTATTAATTGGCTAGAAATATTAACAGGTGAACCGCTATAACCACTATAACCTGAAAAACCGCTTGTACCGGAATAACCTTGAATACCTGAAAAACCGCTATAACCAGACCAACCTGAGATACCTGAGTAACCGTCTATACCACTATAACCGGAAAAACCAGATATACCGCTAAAACCAGTATCACCTTGCGCACCTTGAAAGCCTGTATCGCCTTGTGCGCCTTGTGCGCCTTGCGGACCGAAATCACCTTGAGAACCTTGCGGGCCAAAGTCGCCTTGTGCACCTTGTGGTCCTATATTACCTTGTGCACCCTGGGGACCGAAGTCACCTTGGGCACCCTGTGGACCAAAGTCGCCTTGAGCGCCTTGCAGACCTATACTACCCTGAGGGCCTTGCGGACCGAAGTCACCTTGAGCGCCTTGTGAACCAAAACTACCTTGCGCACCTTGTGCACCATCTTGACCTGAAAAACCTGAAGTACCGGAATCGCCTTTAACTTGACCTACATTAGCCCAAGTGCCATTACCTAGTACCCATAAATCACCAGTAGTTTCATCAATTACACCGTTACCGTTTACTGCACTAGGAAACGCCGTGTTTAAAGTTGTTTGAGGATTACCACCTACAGTAGGTACAGTACCAATAATAGTAACTGATGTACCATTTTGTCCGGAATAACCTGAAGCACCATCTTGTCCAATAGTACCGTTTTGTCCGCTATAACCAGAAATGCCTGAAAAACCACTAATACCACTAAAACCAGATATACCGCTAAAGCCGGAAATGCCGGAGTAACCTGAAATACCGCTAAAGCCAGAGTAACCAGATATACCACTAAAACCGGAGTAACCAGAAGCACCAGATATACCAGTTGAAGCTGTAAACTGTACTGTACCGTCTGGGAATATTACACCACCGTTACTACTTAATTGAAAACTATACGAACTATTTGTTAAAGCAGATAGTGAACCAGTGCTATTACCACTTGAAAATAAAACTAAGTTTCCGTCGGCCGTACCGTTTTGATACCAGTATATATAAGGTACGCCACTAATAATAAGACGTACTTGCATTGACTGGAACCTGACTGCTGATGGTATAGAAGCATTAGCTGCTGAAAGAGCACCTGCTATAGTAGCACCTGCATAAGGACCAGACCATGAGTCTACCGGTAGTGGGTTTACCGGTTGAATACCATATACGAGTTGTAAGCCTGGAGTTAAAGACATTTTAAATATTTATTACGACCATGTTACCTGGTGCCTGTGGTTGGATGAATAAGGTGTAGCATTAGATAACGTGTAAATGTTGTATGATGTTGGTGTACCAGCATAATTATAAACATTACCTGCACTTAACACGTAACTTGCAGTAATATTTGCGTTTAATGCATCTAGATCAAGTACTTGAGATATCGTATGACCTGTTGGCATTGCTATTGTGAATGTATCATATACATTACCTGTGCTTAATAAGAATGGATTACCTAATGTAGTTACGAACGCATCATAAGGTAAAGCTCTAATACTACTTGAGCCTGTTGGTGCAGAAGCTTCAGGTCCATACCATATTAAATTGTAGAAGTTTATCGTGGTACTGGTTGATGTACCTGTGTTATAACTGTCTGTAGCGACTACTTGATATACTATATTAGAAGCAGCACTTACTGTAGGTACAGCAAATACTATATTAGAAGATGACAAGCTACTTGTACCAGGGCCAACATTAGCAGAAGCTAAGAATACGTATGTACCACCGTTTACTGAGTAATTTAACTTATACGAACTTAATGGTACGTAATTGCTGTTGTTGTGGTTTGTTATAGTACCACTAATATAGCTACTTGTGTTACCTATTTCTCTTGTATATGTAGATTCTGGAGCTGTTGTGCTAGAAGCTGTAATTACAAACGTTGTTGTTGGTGCTACATAAGCTGCAGGTGTAACTGTTGTAATAGCTCCTGCAGACAATAAATTCGAGTCAGTAAAGATATACTGATACTGGAAGTTCTGAGTATTGTAGTTCGTATCTGTCATCGTATGTGTATACGTGCCAGATGTAGCTGATAGCGCTTGATAACCGCTTAATAAAGGTGTCCAAGAACCAGAACTGTTTCTTCTCCATTGCAGTAATGCTGATAGTGCCGTAGCACCAACAGTATTAATTGTATAACCGTAATTTAATACGTTTGCAATTGCTGTTTGATTAAATTGTACAGTGCTTGAAGTTGTTAATGTAGCATTTGGAGCAATGTCTTGAGATACTGCTAATTGTATGACTTGAGCTGGTGTTAAACCTATTGCAGGTATTATGTCACCGTTTTTGTATTGACCGAAAGTATAACCGCTTGCTAAATTAACAGATAAGTTTTCAGTATAGGTATATTCAATACCACTATAACCAGATATACCACTAAAACCAGAACCACCGCTGTAACCGCTATAACCAGAACCACCGCTATAACCACTATAACCAGATATACCAGTAAAGCCTGAGATACCACTAAAGCCTGAGTAACCAGATAGACCTAAACCGCTAAAGCCAGAATAACCAGATACCCCAGAACCACTGAAACCACTATAACCGCTTATACCGGTAAAACCACTATAACCACTGATACCGCTAAAGCCAGAATAGCCAGACCAGCCCGATATACCGGAGAAGCCTGAGAAACCAGATGTACCTGTAAAGCCTGATATACCACTAAAGCCACTAAAGCCGCTATAACCGCTTATACCAGTAAAACCTGACCAACCTGAAATACCAGTATAACCACTAAAGCCTGAGTAACCAGATATACCACTAAAACCGCTTATACCTGTAAAGCCTGAGTAACCACTTATACCGCTTGCTCCACTAAAGCCTGAGTAACCTGATATACCGCTAAAACCTGATACACCACTAAAGCCACTAAAGCCTGAGTAGCCTGAAATACCACTAAAGCCTGAGATACCTGAAAAGCCGCTTATACCAGTGAAGCCGGAATAACCTGACGTACCCACACCACTAAAACCACTATAACCTGAAGTACCGCTATCGCCTTTAATTTGACCAACATTAGTCCAAGTTGTACCACTATATACCCATAAGTCGCCAGTATTTTCATCTATTACACCATTACCAGCTACTGCTCCAGGGAATGCTGCATTTAAAGTAGCCTGTGGGTTACCGCCGACTGTTGGTACTGTACCTATAATAGTAACTGAGGTACCATTTTTACCAGAATAACCAGATAAACCAGAAATACCAGAGAAGCCAGATATACCACTAAAACCAGATATACCTGTAAAGCCTGAATAACCGCTTATACCGGTAAAGCCGCTGAAACCAGACACACCACTAAAGCCTGAGAAGCCGGAGTAGCCTGAGATACCGCTGAAACCAGATGTACCTGAAAACCCAGAATAGCCGCTAATACCAGAGAAGCCTGAAGTACCGCTATAACCACTATAACCAGATATACCTGAAAAACCGCTTATACCACTGAAGCCGCTAATGCCGCTAAAGCCTGATAAACCGCTGTAACCGGAATAACCAGATATACCGCTAAAACCTACGTAGCCGCTGTAACCACTAAAGCCTGAAAAACCGCTATAGCCTACAGCGCCAGACCAACCAGAGATACCCGAGAAACCAGATATACCACTGAAACCACTATAACCTGATATACCACTAAAGCCGACAGGACCGCTATAACCAGATATACCACTAAAGCCTGATGTACTGTCTCCACTAAACCCGGAATAACCAGATAAACCTAAACCACTAAAGCCAGAGAAACCTGATTGTCCTTGAGAACCAAAACTAATGTTAGTTATAATTCTACTATAATGCGTAGTACCTAAGAAATAGTAAGCAATATTAACACCACCTGTACCATCACCACCATTAAGATCAGAAGTATCGTTTGTTTGGCCGTATATATCAATTCTAATACGATCTGAAGGTTGTAATAAAATAGCTTCAGTAATATAATACTGAGTTCTAATAAAGTTAGTATTACCGTACGTATGTACTAACGGATCGCTGGTAACAGAGAAGAGTTGTGTTGTAGTACTGTCTGTAGCGACTTTGCTTACAACATATGTAATATGAGACTGTATACCAGGATCACTAGCATGTACTCCGTAGTATTGATAATAAGAATCAAAGTACCAACTACCAATATCAATTAATGTTTTACCAGGATCTCCAGAAAGTGTAGCTGTACTGAATATTCTTACAGGGTTTAAAGGCTGATTAAAGAACCCAGTATCGAATTCAACTTCAGCACCTACTTCGGGAAATTCTTGGGCAGCATCTGTAACACCAGGTATGTCTGAAGGTACATCAGATGGATAATAAACTACGCCTATAGGAGAAGAACCTGAGTAACCAGATTCACCAGAAGCACCCGAGGTACCGCTAGCACCACTTGCACCTGATATACCACTAAAACCAGAAACACCAGAACCACTAAAACCAGATATACCACTAAAGCCTGATTGACCATTTAAACCACTAAAGCCTGATTGACCATTTAAACCGGAGTAACCAGAAGTACTATTACCAGAAAAACCAGATATACCTTGACCTCCTTGTGCACCTTGAGCGCCTTGTGGTCCAGTATCGCCTTGCGCGCCTTGTTGTCCCTGCATTAACGAGGATATCGCTACTGCATAGGTTGAGTACGAACCATCTGAATTTGGTTGATCTAAAAATGTTAAATCATTATTCTGTAAATTTGGTACTATCGGTAGTTCGTGTGGGAACACAATTGATGGCGTACCATTTGTAGTATTTGAATATGCAGAAGATGCGCCGGAAACTCCTTCATTAGGGAGTGCAGAAAGCTCATTAACATATACAATTGTTGGGTATTGCGGGACCGGCATATATTATATTTAATTGTTCAGGCCTGGATAACCGATATAAGTGTTAGGTCTTCCTTCAACACCAGCAGCACTAGCAGCAGGAGCAGATAAGTTACCACCTAACAAGTCTACTAGTGTTACATTACTATCATAAGATCCATATACACCAGTATCTGGTTTACCGACTGTTGGGTTAACACCACTATAGCTAGCATATCCAGATAGCGGTGCATTTGTATTTGTTTGATAGTTATATACGTTATTTCTAGTAAAGTTATCGACGTTTTGAGAGTAAGCTTTAATATCGATAACACGAGCAAACTCTGTTTGACCGGGTTCCCCTGTATTGAGAGGTACTAAACCATCAGCTTTATTGTCATATACTTGATCACTATAGTTTTCTCTAGGTGCATTAGGTTCAAATGTATAGTCGTAACGCTTACCCTTGATCGTCCATATATAATGACCCATCAATTGATTCTTATCGCCACCCTTTTGATCAACACGCTCAGTTATTTCATATATCTGACCAGATCTACCACTTGGTCGAGTTGCACCATATTCAACAAGTTCTATAACGTCACCTGCTTTAGGTTCCCATGTATATTGACTTGTTACAGCACTTAATGATGAAGTAGATAAAGATTTTGTAAACGTCTGTATAGATATAACAGCTGTAATGTCAGCTTCACCCTGTATACCAAACTTACTCAATATAATACTATCATTATTAAGAGTCAAACATATTACCATTGGTATAGGTGGTAAGAATCCGGCTAATGGTTGTTCACCATAGAAGAAGTCATGTCCAGATAGTGTATATGCATTAACATAATAATATACAAGCATTCCGTACTGGCTAATCTGTTCATTCCACCAATTATCAAATAATTGGATTTCGTACGCATTTTGTGTTATATCTAAATAGCGCAAGTTTCCTATAGCACATTCCGCTGCTCCGGGTATATTTGTACCTATCGGATTATAAACACCGGGTGGTACGTAAGGACCGGTATCAACACAATATTGCGCAATTGACATAAAAATATTTACAAAAGTTATAGAATTAATCAGTAATATACTAAATAATATTATAATGAGCAAAATAAAGAACTTATCCGACCTAGACTCTCTATATAGTATGGTCCAAGAAAATGCTGCTAAAATGCCAGCAATTGTAAATGGTAACAAGCAGCCTGATATTCTTTTAACAGATGCGACACAATATGTCCCAGCTGGTAAAGCTCCTAAGGTAGGCCAAGGCTTCGGCAAAGATAAAGAAGAATTAGCAAAAGACACTGGCCCTGAAGCTGCTGGTAACTTCAAGAAAGGTGAAGCTAAAGAAAAACAACATGCTGCTAAAGAAACAAAGCAAGAAGAAAGCGATGCAAAAGCAGCTAAGAAAAATGAAGAAGCTCCAGAAAAAATGGAAGAGAATGTAGATTCTGCTTCGAGAACTCCTAAATATAAGAAACAACAATTTACTATGCCTAAATCAAAATTCCAAAAATTATACGAAGACGCTATTAACAGCGGTGCATTCCAAAACGTTAGCGAAGAAGAAGCTATCACTCCAGTAGAGCCAGCAGCAGATGCTCCTGAAATGGGCGGCGATGAAGCAGGTCATGAAGAAGAAGCTTGCTGCACTCATGAAGAAGCAATCGAGATGGTAGAAAAGCTTCTAAAGTTCCTTAAGAAGGATACAGAATTTGACAAAGCTCACGGCGATTTAGGTGATGAAGATAAATTCATTACTGGCGGTGAAGAAGAAACAGCAATGGAAGACTCTTCCGAAGAGGAAGAAGAATCAATGGATGAAGCTGTTGAAGCTGAAGATCTTGGTCACCCACTCGAAGGTGCTAAGTCCGAAGAGCTAAAAGATGGTCACAAGATTCATAAAGTTGGTGGTTCAGGCGTAACCAAAGTTAAAGGTGCTGCAACTGAACAAGGTGCAAGCTTTAAGAATGAGCCAGCTCCTAAGAAAGAAAAAGAATCAGCACATCTTAAAGACGGTCACAAACTTCATACAGTAGGTAATCTTACACCTGATAAAGGTGAAGCTAACGCCTTTACTAAATAAGTTTTTAGGCATAGACACTTCAAAAGCCCTTAGCAATAAGGGCTTTTTTTATGGCTGTTTAATAAGGTCTATCTTGAGAGAATCCTCTATCAAGCATACCAGCTGCTGGGCTACCATGTGGTAATCTCCACCCGTCTTGAAGTAGGTCTTCCATATCGGAATTAATATTAGGATTCTGTCTTAATTGATTAGACATGAGTACAGGGTTATGTGCAGTGATACCTGGTTCTTCTCTGTCTTTGTTTCTTCTATATGTTTCTGAAGGCTTAGGCACACTTACAATAAAAGGATCCCAGTTATTAGGTATCATTTTAAACGGTCTACCATTAGCATCTTGTTGTGTTACTTCGTAAAATTGTTCAACAACTTTAGGCTCTAATATAAACATAGCCCATATTAAAGCTTCTACTCTATCGTCCAAGTACTTGTCTGATTGCTTTTTCCATACTCCATTATCTTGACGTATATATGTTTTAAACTCTTCTATAGTTTGTTTATCGTATATTTTAACACATCTTAATACGTTCATCCAGTATCTAAAGTTAGCCATGGAGTTAAACTTACTGTTAGTATGAGAGTATACACCTAATCGATTATCCTTTTCTACCTTTTCAGTAAACGAACCCATACTTGGTGTATACTTTACTATATTGAGATATTGATGGGTATGAGTTAAAGCATCTACTACTTGTGCACCGCAATTATTGCGTTCAACTAATAATGGAGGGTTATTCCATTCTGCGGCAATTTCTACTAATCTAGCAGTAAAATTAAAAGGGTCTAGTTTGTTATTAGCGTATGTAGCTACTTGTTCTATGTTGGTTAAATCAGTCACATCCACTACTTGTATAGTAGAGTTAGCTCTGCCAATACCTTCTCCAACGTCAACACCTATACTATAGAAATGTCCATCTTCTCTGTCTTTATATATTTTGTAAAACCCATCATCATCTTCAAAGACAGGTTCTGGAGAGTTTTGGGTCATTTCATCTAACTGATCTTTATCGAATAAGTTTTCACCTACAGCTCTAAATTCATTACCATATTCTTGGTTAAATGACTCTTCTGAACCGAGTGCTCTCATAGTCATTTCTTTCCATCTATCATCTCTACCTGGTACTTCATGCCAATCTACACGTTCGTGGTGCCAACCATTCTTACCAGCAACAGCATCTGTATATGTGTTATAAAATAGGTTGCCTACACCGTTAGGGGTAGATAACATAAAAATTTTGGACTTCTTAGAAGATGAAATAACAGGAAATACTGACTCCCAAAAGTCATCCATAAACTCTGGTGGAATGAATGCTGCTTCGTCCAAGAGTAGACAGTTAATAGACTCGCCTCTAGCAGCATCAGATGTTGTAGTACTAATACCAATAGAGGAACCATTTTCTAGCTCCATACCCTCTTTTGCGTAAGCTATTACACCTGGTTTCATATAGTTGGGTAACATTTCGTACGCTAACTTAATACGTTTAAAAATATTCTTAGCTGTTTCTTGTTTGTTAGCAATTAACAGTACTCTATAATCATCATGAAAACAGATCATCCATAAAGCGAATATGGTTAGGATAGTTGTTTTACCAATCTGTCTAGAAGCTAATACTACGTTAAACCTGTTCTCCACCAACGCTTTAAGTACTCTTTTTTGAAAGTTATAAAGCTTAATTGGTTGCTTACCTTCATCCAAACTAACGATATAGAAGAAGCGAGAGAAGTGTAAAATCGATTTGCGTGCTCTTTCTAGATCTTCCACCATTTCTGGTGTCCAATTAAATTGAGTTTCAGGTACAGGTAAGTTCTTATTACCCAAATAATATGTAGTCTGATCTCCTTTTGCTTTGGCCATTACATATACTTACTATGGATCTAGCACAAGTCAAAAGTAAGTTATTGTATGAAAAAGCTGACGCTTACTGATAATAAGTTTAATTCCAATAATTATTGGTCATTACCTGTTAAAGCTTACTTGGAACTTCCTACAGCTGGTGGCCAACCAGTTTATCCTGGTCCTGAGTTCTTAGAGTTGTTTGATCAAGAAGGCTATGTAATGACTCGCTTAGAGCAGCAATTTGCTGATGCTAATGCAATTACTCTATCAACTCACTATAAAGATCAAACATGTCTTAAGAGACCATGGATAACACGTGAACCGTATCCAAATGAAAACGGTGCACCTTATGATGGTTCATATTTAAATCATAGTTTATTATTTGAACGTAGAGCTTTTAACGGAGCTGCACTTGAACAACTAAAAGGATGGACGAAAAATAACTCTCAAATATATAAGCTTATTAACTTACGTCCTAAATGGGGTATAGACTTCTCAGTAGACTATTCAGATGTTGAAGGTAATACAATAGAAGTAATACACTATGAACATGATGAGTTTAATTATGAGGCTATTGAAATACGTAGAGAGAAAGTAGAAAACCTGTTCTTAACTACTGATTGGGATGATGTTGCTAAAGAAATGTTAAAGCGTAAAGACCAATGGCAGGAATTAGATTTATTCGCACAAGGGGATTGGAAGTGCGAATTTCTCGGTATACCCACTGATAGTCAAAAGAAAATATCTTGGCGGATTTAGACTTTAATCCTAAACAAGTCTTAAAATACCGGGTATAGCGTAAATATTTACATAATATGTTATTCCCTGAAAACAAGCTTACCATTGAAGACCATAATAGTCTTAATCCGACTATTTGGCAAAATGACAAGCTTAGGCCAGAAGTTAAAGATAAACTTATAGATGTAGCTCAAGCGTTTCTTGAATCAATTGAAATTGATGTTGACGTAGAAGATATAACATTTACAGGTTCTTTAGCTAATTTTAACTATACACCTTATAGTGATATAGACTTACACATATTAACCGATCTTGATAGTTACAAGTACGATAAGGAAGTACTTAAAGATTATTTTAAAGCTAAAAAGACTGTTTGGAATAGCTCTCATGAAATTAAAATTAAAGGTTTCGATGTTGAGGTTTACATACAAGATATAAATGAAGAGCATCACTCTACTGGTGTATATTCTATAAAGAATGACGACTGGTTGGTTCATCCTAGCAAATCAAAACCAGTTGACAGACATGCAATAATGGCAAAAGTAAAAACAATGAAAGACGCTATTGAACATGCATTAAGCGATAACTGCGATTTAGAGTGTGCTGAAATTGCTAAAGAAAAAATATTAAAAGCTCGTGCAGCTGGTTTAGAGAGAGCTGGGGAGTTTTCAGTGGAGAATTTAGCATTTAAAGAGCTAAGACGCTCCGGCGATATAGATCGTCTAATAAAAGGTGTAATTGAAAAGAAAGATAAAGAACTATCGTTAAGTCAAGAGACGTTTAAAAACTTTTTCGGTATGCCGGGTATACTCGCTAAAAAAGACGGTAGTAGAGGTAAACGTCACCATGGGGTAAAAGCGGGTGTATCAAAAATGACTAACCCAGACAACGTTAAATCGTTGAGTATGGTAGCAAAGAGTCATTCTGAAATGGAAACGCCTTTTATCGAGATTGAAAATTTAAAAAAGAAACCTAAGGGCAAAACCTATCTTTTACCACATACAGCTAAAGCAATTGCTTATTTTTATGGTATGAATATGGAAAAGGTAAATGTAAACCCTCGTGGTTTAAGTACTAGCGGTATTGTCTTGGGCTGGGATCCTTCAGTAAGAAAATACTATCTACACAAACAATAACATGAGCAATACTCCTTTACCTGCAGTACAACAACAAGCTGTTCTTAATAAAAGTAGAAAAGATAAATTTCTGCTTATTTTAGACTTACCTGATTCTTTAAAACAGATTAATATAGTAAATCAGTTAGATAGAGATACGACTAAGGTAAGTTTAGATTCTTTACAATATTCAGTATATGGAACTGTTGTACCACCTACTACTGTAAGCCCTGTCGGTATGGCGTATGCAGGTCAAACACTAAGCTTAACAACAGGTAAGAGAGATAAATATCCAGAAATTACAGTTAACTTTACTGTTGATAACGGCTTTAATAACTGGTGGGTGCTTTGGAAGTGGTTGGATTACATAAACGGCTCGCAAACAAGCGTAATGGATCCGAATAATCTTTCCCCAACCGCTTACGGAGCAACTGGTAAACCTGTTATTAATAGTCTTACTAATTTACAACCATACCAAACAACTATAAATGTGTATGGATTGGATGAATACAATAATAATAAAATCCGTTTTACGTATAGTAAAGCATTTATTACAGGTTTAACCGGAATAACGTACAATTATAGAGATGCTGATCAACTTGAGTCGTCTTTTACGTTCTCATTTAGTCAGTTAAATGCAGAATTACTTTAATTTGTTGAGGTTTCATTCCGAAAACGCCTAAATAATAGTATAATACTACTATGGCTACCTTACGTCAAATACAATCCCCTGGTGTACAAATTAACGAAATCGACTTAAGCACAAGATCTACAGTTCCAAACGGTACTAACATATTCGTTACTGGATTTGCCGCTCAAGGACCTTCTAATGAGATTATAAATCTTACTACCAGCTCGGACTTTTTAAATATTTTCGGTGCACCAACAAATGCCGCTGAACGTTATTTTTATTACACGGTTAATCAATTATTTACAGGCGGTACAAACGCACAAGTACAAGTAGCTCGTTTACCTTACGGTGCTGATTTAGGAGATGGTTACAATTCAAGTAAATATAGCGCATTAGTATTTCCAGTTATTCCTTTACAACCTGGTCAAACATTAGATAATGCATCTACATCAGCTACGATGCTTTCTACAGCAAGTTCGTTCTATTTAACTCGTCCAACTATTATTGAGTTGTCTCCATCAGATTACAATAACATTAAACAAAATGGTATTGCTTGGAACGGAATGGGTGCAGGTCAATTCCCATCAGCTATTACAGGTGCAAGTTCATTAACTAATGCTGGTATTGGTATGGTAGTGCTTAACGAAGCTCAAACAACTATCAATGAAAAGTTTGAAGGTCTTTATTTAAACTTAGCTGATAACCGTAACATTAACCCAAGTACGAATTATACAGCTGCTACAAGCGCTGTTTCAATTACAACTACAGGTTACACAGCAACATACACCCAAATACCTGCAACTCGTTTAGACTTTAAAGTACAATCATTATCAAGTGATAACTTTATCAGTGTTTCTCGTGTAATTGAAAACATTCCTCAATATGACGTAACAGCTTACGGTTCTTCAAGCTATAACGATATTGCAATTCTCTCGTTGTTTAAGCTTAAGACTTCACCTTTTGCTGCTAACCCATTATTACTAGAATACAATCTTGTTGAAGGTTACGCAACTTCATTCTATGCTAACCGTACAGTGCAAGATATTAACGGTGGTGCTCCTCAAAACGATTTCGTAAGCAATGTTATTAACGGTAATTCAACTAACCTTACAGTATTAGTTAACCCAAATATTTCTAACAACACAGCTTGGTTAGACGTTAACGGTAACGCACAAAAAGCTATTAGAGTATTAACTTCTACAGATATGTCCAGTACGATTAGGACAGCTGGTTATTGGAATGCAGATGCATTATTCCCATTAGGTGTTTATGCTCCATCAATCGACTTCACAACAAGTACCAAGGTCATTGGTAATATTGGTGCTAAAGTAGCAAACATTTTAGATATTGCTTCAAACGCAGACATCTATGACATTGACGTAGTAGTTGACGGTGGTGTATCAACAATTGCAGGTGTAGCTGGTATGTCAACAAGCAACCCAAGCAATACATACGACGATACATTCTTCTCTAGCGACTTAGAGGCGGCTATCTTCTCGTCATCAGGCTTAGCAAACAATCAAGGCAATTACAGCCCTGGTTCTGCTGCATCTGATCCAGTAGGTACATGGCAGTCAATTACACAACAGTTCGTACAGTTCACAACAAATGTACGTAAGGATTGTATCTTTATTTCTGACCCACTACGTCATATTTTCGTACAAGGTGCAGACTTCAAGACATTAACAGATAGAACAAATAACTTCTCAAACAACATTTACTGGCCTCTACGCAATCTTTATACCAATTACAATACAAGCTGT